GAGTCATTTGGTAGCATTATTTCATCGTTAGTTCCAATATTACGAGTTATTGGACAAATAATAAGTGTAGCATTTATACCTATAGGATGGGCAGTCGATGCAGTAAGTACTTTAGTAGATTTATTTACAGAGTATTCCGGTATAGCTTTAACCGTTTTAGGTATAATGGGACTAATATGGGCAGGACAAAACCAAGCGTTAATTACAGAAACTGCTAAAAATATACAATACGAACTAGGATTTGCATTGTTAGTAGCTCAAGAAGCGATACAAAAAGCGTTGGTGGCAATACAAAATGTTGGATTAATGGGATTGTTACGACAAACGGGTCAATTAGCTATCCAAGGAGCTTTGGCAGTGGCTAAAGCAATTGGTACTATATTTTCTGCATTTTCACAAATACCATTTGGTATTGGTATTCCATTAGCATTTGCGGCAGTAGGCGGCATGATTGCATTGTATAGTAAGATGTCAGCTAAAAAGACTGGTGACTTAGCTATGCCTGCGGGCGGTGGTCCAATTGTAGCCAATCCTAGAGAAGGTACAATATTCCAAGGAACTAGAAACGATGAAGTAGCAATGGGGCCGGGAGTGATCGGAGCAGCTCAAAGAACTCAACCAATTGTAATGGCGGCGCAAGCGACTACAGCCGCAAATGAATCGAGAGCTTCGGTTGCGAATGACCAAAACAGAATACTAGCAGATATTGCAAACGGAACTAAGAATCCAGCTCCAGTGCAAATAGGAACTACCGTAATACGTGAAATGAATACGGCAATTCAAACAGAAAAATCGTTTAATATAATGGGATCATATAACAGATAATGGCACTAATAAATCTTCGATCAAGTTTAGCATGGTATGATCAAAAACCTGGATTTGCTCCTAATGCTGCAGCGAATGAATCAGATTATAAAGGTAATGTAAATGATTCTACATATTTCACTGTACCACAAGGATATGACAATCAAGGATTTGCTACATACTTTACGCCGCGTGTAAGTGCCAATGCATTTGCCATTGACGATGCTTCTTATAGTTTTCGTGGAACGGCTAGCCGTAGAGCACAGCAAGGGGCAGGTAGTAAATTTCCTATAGGTCCTAAAGGCCAGCAACATGATTTTGATATTCCGCGCTTAGGATTTCATAGAAAGAATAAATACGGCGATTTATATAGTTCACTTACTACATTTGGATTGGCGGATACATATACCAAAGATTCTCCAATAGACGATGTGTATAACATTGTAAAAGTAAGAGATGTATCATATGATCCATTTGGATATGCATCTCCGCCATATATTTTAAGAGGTATACAGCGTGACAATAATCGTTATCCACAAAGATGGGGTACTGGAAATCAAATAGCTGATACCGTAAGTTTGGCTTTAGGTGTTCCAAGAGGAGGAGCTTTAGCGTTCGGTGAACGTGCTGGTAATGATGTTGCACGATTAGCAAAGATGATGATACGCCCGATGGGGTTAGGATGGATTGCAAAACAAGCATTACTTCACTTAATGAATCCTAATACAGAAGGCGTGACTGGCCTTATTCAACGCCCTAACAATCATAAAGTAAGTAACCCATTAAATACATTGCTAGCCGCGGGGGTATCTGGTTTAGGCATTCATCCACGTAAGCATGGTTTATTGCCAATTGGTGGATTAGGTCGATATGAAGATGTTCATAAACGTCGTAATGTATTAGAACCATTAACGCCGATAAAGGTTGGTGGATTTAATCGATTAAGTAGATTAACAGATGAATTGTATAGACATTACGATTTGCCAGTATTGCCTTATTGGAATACTATAACAGGGCCAACTGGGCCTGATACTGTCGGTGGTATAGGAGTAACACAGTTTTCAAGAGATGTTCAAGGTAATTTAGATCAATTGTTACGTTTTCCAGGGGAACAAACATCTGGTCAGGTTGTAAATAGTGTACAAGGTATTTTTAGTACACTGACTCCGGCTCAATATTTACGTATACGTAGAACAGATGATAGTAAATATGGTAATCAAGGATTTGCAAAATTTGGACTTAAGTCGCCTTTAATGTTTACAATATGGGAACAAAATCCTGGAGTATATGCATATAATCGTGATTATACGATTGATCGAAAAAAGTTTCCGGTAGTAACAAGCGCAACAAATCCTAAAGTGTTTTTAGTTACACGAGGAACACGTCCGGATACGTTTAGTACCGACTGGAAAATACAAATACCTACAAAGGTTAATGTACGTACGTCCGGTGATGCATCGCCAGTATTGGTATCAGATGTTACATTCGCTGATCTAGCAAATAATCCAAAATATTTTCGTAGTTATCTTAATCCGTATAGTGGAAAACCAAATGTCGGATTTCAAAACGATTGGGAAGAAAGTCAGTTAGAATCTAGATACGGGTCAACAGCGATAGCTGGCATAGCAGATATTGAGTTAACAAATGGCCCGGGCAGTGGTCAAACGTTACCTGGAGGCTCGACCGATCCTAGATTTGCCGTTAAACCTATCAATCCTAAAAACGCATCGCTTTACATATACAATAATCCAAATGTACTAAATGAACATAGTAACGAAGTTGCAATGCGTAGTATATATTATCCCGTTACGATAGGATCTAATTATGGCAGTAGAAGTAATATTTCATACAATAATATTAAGTTGTCGACAATTTTAGATGCATATCGTAGACCTAATAACGATACTAGTAATGTTATTCGTCAATTATATAGAGATAGATTTACTCCATACGGAAAAAATGACGGTACCGGATATAGTAACACTGATACGCCAGGCGCGCTTAATACATCTGATGTCAGTCAACTTACTAATAGAAACTTATTTGTAACTAATTTTATTGGATTAGATCCAGGAAATGATAATATAGGTAAACGATTAACAGACCCAGGATCATTATCTAGAACAGCAGGCACAGATGCAGCTGGAGCTGAATTAACAGGTTTACGCGCATATAAAGCAATGACATATCCGCAAATGATACGTATATCGAATAAACGTGGAACTGGCAATACAAGCAATCAAAAACCTACATTGCTAGATTTTGTAACCGGAAAAGACTTTAAAGGAAGTGAATCGCCGATGGCTAAGTATGTTAATAAAGCTAACGGCTGGAGCAATGGCGGTGCAGATACGGATCCAAAATTTTGGGACAAGCCTAACACTGATATGATTAAATTTACAATTGGAGGAAGTAGATTTAAAGCATATCTAACGGATTGGAGTGATAAAGCAACTCAAACATTGAATACATTTAAACCTGCAGGGTCTCCAATTGAGGTTGTAGCAGGCGTATCTGGGTATGCGCGTGAGATTTCCGTATCGTTCCTTGTAGCTGCTAGATCACATAACGAATTGTCTACCATATACAATAATTTAATAGCATTACAAGCCAGAGTTCGTCCATCTGTCGGTGGTAATTTTACATGGACTCCTAAATTAACTAGCTTAACAATAGGAGATTTATATAACGGGATATCAGTTTATATAACGGATATGAGTTTAAGTATTGACAATGAGTATCCATGGGAAATTGAGGACAAATCACAGGTACCAATGTATCTTAACGTTGATGTTAGTTTTGTATGGCCAAACGGTACTACAATCAGCGGCCCGCCAGTAAACAATACACGACCATATGATGACGGTATATTTACAGAAACAGATTATGAAAATGAAAATCGATTTGCTAATCTACAAAAAGAACTTGATACTCAGTTAGATACAGCTGCTGAAGAAGCCAATAATAAAATACAAACAGATAACGGACAACCATAACGTAAACGCATATGATAGATAGATATCAATATACAAAAATAGACATTGACAATCGATATCGTACGGCTGTGATAGCAGATTTTGACTATTCAGAATCCGACTATTACATTTTTAGTCGCGAAGGAGATCGTTTAGATACATTGGCACAACAGTTTTATCAAGATCCTACTTTATGGTGGATTATTGCAAATGCCAATAATTTAGGTAAAGGTAGTTTTGATGTGCCACCTGGATTACAAATACGCATACCTATACCAGTTTATCTAGTCAATGATCGATTAAAGGAAAAAGAAGAGGATAGATAATATGGCTAATTTCTTTTTTCGTAAACCTGATAAAGGTTTATCTCAATTACAATCATATGGTTATGGGGTTGAAAGTCCCGTAGGACCATGGTGGTTTCAAGCCAATATTGGAGCGGGCGTAGTATACTCTGGCGGCCATAATTCGTTTTCTTTAGCTGCATTTAGACATAGTGGAGGTGAAGGTGAAGTATCCGTACCTTCAAGTAACGTTGCTGGTGGGGCTAGCGGCGGCGGTGGAGGAAAACTAGCAACATCTCGTTCCGAGATAAGCAAAATGAACCAAGATTATCTATCTAATAACGGTACGTTAATTGCTACTAATAATTTAAATAATACAACATCTACTAAATATGGTACTGTTAGTCCAACTGGAGTTACAACTACTAATGCTACAAAAACATCTAAAGTAAAAATAGCTACTGGTATTGGATACCTAACAAGTGCTACAGTAACTTTAGAAGGCGATTTTGGATCATTGGTACGTGCTGAAATAAATTTTAAATGTAGTATAAATCAAATAAATGCGGTTGATAATAGTATGTTACAATTAGGTGCAGATGTAACTATAAAATTTGGACGTACTAGCGGGCAGGGAGGTACATATACAAACTTAAAAGTATATGATCATTCATTTTCAATTAATGCAGATGATACGGTTGACTGTAAAGTTAAAGCTGTTGGTAAAGGTCAAGAATTGTTTGATCGTAGCATAACAGAGACTCCGACCGTGTATGAATCTACATTGTTTCGCGCTGGATATGCAGATGGGCAAGAAGACACTAAATATGCATACGACTGGTTAACACATCTTGACGGTGTAATGCAGTCAGATACCGGACAATTAAACGCTTCAGATGCATTTCAAGCTCCAAACATGTGTAGTAATGCAGGAGAAAAAGGTTATCTTATACGATATACTGATAATCGCGGTGATGCATTGTTTACTGGTAATGAATTTGATTTTAACGGCGATAACGATACTCAAGATGCTCGCGGAATATATTACTCATTAAAAGCAATTATAGAGGCGATCAAATTACAACCGGGATATACATTTGAAATTGTAGGAGGGTCTGGAGCGGATATGGCGACACAATTATATTTCAAGGATCAGTTTTTACCGTCCGCTAATCCATTACAATGTTTATTTTTATACGGGACAAATACAGACGGAGCATCTTATTGGTATGATAGAGAATCAGGACTACCTGGTTTAGAAGCTGATGCAGATGAAGGGTATAATGCTTCAGGCAATTGTACATGGTTTGATCTTACAGTTGGCGGTATTGGAGATATATTAATATATCGATCGGAAATAGTAAGTATTTTACGAAAGCAAGAAGCCAACGATCAGGATACAGAAAATCAGCCAGAACCAAAATTCTTCGTTACAGTGCAAAGCTTTTTTGATAAAATATTTGCATTGATTAAACAAAACTCCGGAGGGGCTATAGACTTTGGTATCACATTAGATCCAGAACAGGGAATTGCCGGAACGGCTAATAAATACATACTTATAAATAAACGAAATCCAGAGCCATTCCCAGGTACGGGAGAAATAAAAAAGGGTATGAAAGGTTTGCTCGATGTTAACATAACTAGTAAAGTTCCGTCGAAAGCAGCTGCAGCCGCGTTTGCACAAAACGATCCAAGTTCAAATAGAACAGCGACTACACAAAAAGCGGGAGCGTTGATTAGCAATCAAACCGGCCAGGGGGCGTCTGATGATTATGGTAATACGGTAGAAAAATGGCAGATAAATCAAGCAATGCATTCCGCACAGGCAGAAGATTTTAAAGGCAATTCTGGTATGGAACTGCAAAATTTATTAAAAAAATTAGTCGGGTCAATTTCACCGGCAGAAGCTGCACGACGCGGTGTATTGACATGGCCGTTGGAACTTAAAATATCGTTATTAGGATGCGATGGATGGCGATTTGGTGATACGATTGTGTATAATAACTTACCAGAGAGATATAAAACATCTGAAGGTAAAGTAAGAGTAGGATTCACCGTAACTAGAGCACAACATAAATTTTCTAAAGAATGGGAAACGGATCTAACAACGGTTTGTAGATTTATACAATAATAATATGTTATAATATGTATCGTCCGAGTTATCAACAAAATAAAGATTTAAAATTTACATATGGTAATGAATATATCATACGCCGTACGTTAGAAGACTATGTAGGATTATATACGATAAATAATACCGGCGTACCTATGTCGGATCCGACTGTTACTAAAGGTAAACAGGAAGTTCTAATTAAAAAACCACTACCGTTAAAAACTAATGCAGATACTCAAAGGTACTATCAAATAAAACGATATGAGTTGCAGGATAGACAATATCCATCTGCACATATACCTGTAGTAACTAAAGAAGATAGGCATCGCGGGTTCATGTATCGATATGTAGCACAGAAAAAAAATGAACCTGATATTATAATAGAAATTTCAAAAGACGATGCTATACTAGTCGGAGAAGATGTTTCTGTATTTACGCCTGGTACCATTGATACGTTTATATGGCGTATGGTAAAGGTACGATGGATTATTTCCGGGCCGTTTGATGATATCATAGCTAACAATAGAAAGACCTTAACATTTTTAGAGCAAACCGTACCAGGTATATCAAAATTCTTTTCAGATTTAGCCGAATACGTACAAGTACCTGTTAACAGACCAGATCGTATTTATACTGACGGAGAATCTGTTCCAGAACAATTGCCAGATTCATATCAAATACATACAAATAATACAATACCTTTAGGCCAAGCCTGTGCTAGTTGCATGTTCCGATTTGGTAATAACTGTCGTAAATGGGATGCTGAAATACGTAATACACATTGGTGCCGCGGTTGGCAACTAGGAAATCAGTAAAAAGATTTGTCTATTTGAAGTAATGATCATATATTTAGAGTATGATCGTAGAGTCTATAGAAGTTTTCAATCATGTACGAGATATGATTCGGAAAGAAGATTCTTTCTGGATTCCCGTATATTCTGATACATATAGACATTATCAAAATAATCGTATAAGTTTTATTTACGTATATTGTATACAATCTGATTTAGATTATATCATTCCATTCGAACATACGGATTGTGTTTGCCTTCAAACCGAACTAATACAAGAACTTGTAAGTGATGCTAGTATCTTTGTTTTAGCAAAGAAGCGACTACAAAAAACATATGCCAAACCGTGTTATGATGCCGATCTGTTTGCTTGGTGGAATACCGGTAAAATGTTACCGTTAGACGATGTTAATACTACTGCACATGATTCATGGAATACCTGGTGGTATAATGAAACTAATGTAAATGATTGGCTTCCAATTGTAAAGCATGCGGAACGATGCATTGCCATGAGACAAAAGTTTATGGAAGTATACAATGTATACAAACTTACGGATGACTTTAAACGATATGATACTGATGTAATGTCTGTATTTAGTAAAATAGAACGTAACGGGTTACATGTAGATTATAATGCATTTACAGAACATTTCAAATCTAACGGTATCATAGATAACACAGTACATACTGAATACAATCTTTATACCAGTACTGGACGTCCTAGTAACAAATTTAACGGTATTAACTATGCCGCCTTGAATAAAGATGACGGTAGCCGATCTGCATTTACAAGTAGATTTAAAAAAGGAATGTTAGTTGAATTTGACTATGATGCATATCACGTACGGTTGATTGCTGAATTGATAGGATATATACTACCCGAAGGATCAGTACATACGTATTTTGGTAAACAGTATTTCGATGCAGATACATTGACAACAGAACAATATGAACAAAGCAAACAAATAACGTTTCGATTATTGTATGGTGGTATAGATGATGAATTTGCTCAGATACCATTCTTCGGAAAGACTCGCGAGTACATTAAAGAGTTATGGTCTAAGTATCGTAAACACGGAGTTATCAATACGCCATATTACAATAGGCCTATGCATAAAGAACATATGCCAGACATGAATGCTAACAAGTTGTTTAACTATCTATTACAGGCAACCGAAACAGAACATAACATGTCCATGTTAAAGTGTGTATTGGATAAACAATATAATTCAAAACTTATACTTTATACATACGATTCTATACTATTTGATTTCAATATGGAAGACGGTAAGCATCTGTTAACAGAACTTCGAAGTTGTATGGAAGAAGGAGGAAAGTATCCGGTTAAGATAAAAGCTGGTACTAATTATCATACTATGCAGGACATGACTAATAAAGTATCCTGATATTTATTTTATATCAATATTTATAACAAAAGATATCACTATGACAGAGTTACCAAAATCAATAGTGCAGACAGTAGTATCATCACAGGAAAGTGTATTAATACCAAAAACACTTACACCGGATATTGTTGATATTTTAAATTCTGCGTTAGCTGAAGAATACATGGCCCACTATTTTTATAGAGGCGCATCTAACTGGTGCCAAGGAGTTGGTTATGTAGCGGCCGCGGCATTTTATGCTAAAGAGGCAGTTGCAGAGTTAGAACATGCAGAAAAATTACAAAAGTTTATTGTTGATTGGAATGCAACACCTATATTACCAGCAATAAAATTTGCAGGCGAATTTGATCACTTGATAGATACAGTGAACAAGGCATATACAATTGAATACGGTTTAGGTGACAAGTATATGGGCTGGGCAGCTCAAGTATTTGGACAACATCTAATGACATTTAACTTTTTACAAGAGTTTATAGACATTCAAAATGCTTCTATTGCAGAAACGTCAGATCTATTAAATGCTGCACAATTAGTTGATGTATCAAACAAATTGGATTTATTACATTATGAAGAAAGATATTTTGTTTAAAGATTTAGACGGACTGTTTAATACAAAAGAAGAGCAGATAGTGCCGACTCAATTAACCGAATCGGTTACAGAGGAAACCAATGCTATACAAACTTTAAATTTAACAGAATCACAAAAAGACGATATCATTGCAGAATGGTTTTATCGTTTACCAAAAGGATATGCCGTACAACCATATACTGAAGAAGAACTTAAAGTTTTAGACGAAGTATTACAAAGTTATATATCAAATGATCTAAACGAAGAAATATTAAAAGAAGCTTCTATAACAGATATAACCAATAAAAATTTATTGATGCAAGTATCTGAACAAGATAAACAAGCACAATTTAGAGAATTTCTTTCATATATACCAGGCGGTATTCCAACAACACAATTGTTAGCATTCTTAAACGGTTTAAACAAAGCAGATGCTACAGAGTTTGTAGAAAAGTTATATACAAAGAAAGGCGGTATTGATAGTATATCGCCAGACGATTATGCTTCAGGCGTAGGTAAAAAGCTTTTTGAAGTTAAGCCTGAGGGTATGGGAAAAGGAGAATTTTTTATAGCATGGCTAGTACCGGGTGCTAGAAATAGTGGAGGAGGTGAATCATTTGACGTACGTGTAGGTGGGCAAAAATACGAAGTGAAAGATTATCGTCCAGATGATTCGTCAGGTATTCGTTTAGGTACTAAAGGTAAAGTAACACGATTTAAGTTTTGGTATCAAATTATCAATACATTAGATTACATCAATGCTATTAGTGACATAGATCCTACATTTGCAATACTAGGCGCGGCAGGAGATCAAGCAAAACAATTGTTTGAATTGAGTAACGATATTAAAGGCGGAGAATTTCCAGCCACATCTAGAAACCTATTAGAAACTTTTTATGAAAACATGAAAGAAGATTTTAGTTCTGATACGTCTGGATATACTATGGTAACATTACGCGGAGCTAATGTACCCCCAATATCATTTTCAATCGAAGAAATTCCGAGTGTAAAAGGCGATAAATTGAATTTAAAACTTACATCAGATGCAATGTCACCTAATGAGAATAAAATTCTTGTTTTAGCTAACAAACTAAAATATGTACGTGATCCAAAAGCTTTTGGTACGGATTTACAAGATACTGTAAATGAATTAGTAGGAGATCTTCCGTTCATAGTATTTAGAAAATCGCAGATTAACATAACAAAAGATTTTAGATATAAAACTATATCACAAGGTACTATATATATACTTGAAAAAGAGTTGGCTGATAAATTAGCTACTAGGAAAAATAAGAGAGGTTGATGAGTGAAGCCACAACTATTATGTACGTTTGCACATAAAAAAGATTTAAACATTATTGTAGACCATATTACAAATAGTTATACAATTTTAGAAAGACGTTTGTTTGTATTTACAGATGCCGAAGTTCCTGCAGATGCGTATATCACTTATAACATTGCCAATGATACAAGACATCAAACGGCAAATACAATAATGATTCATCGTAAGAAAGAAACGAATACATTGTATACGGTCAATGCTTTAAATGCAATCATTCGTGCATGTAACAATGGACTACTAGATAAGACATATGTTATTAATTGGGACACTTATCGTGATTCTCTTTTATTGACACAAGACCAAGATGTACGCCATGTACATTTACGTTTATATAAGCGTATTGATTTGTAATCAGTACAATATTTATACTAAATAACAAATACTAAATAACAACATTTTTAACATTTTTCTTTGACTTAGAGAAAAATGTACTTATATTAATGCTAATTAATTAATAATCAACATAAAAAAAGGAGTAAAAAATGGCAATTGACTTAAATGCAATCCGTAACAAACTTAATCAGTTACAAACACAGACCACTCGTCAAAACAATCTGTGGAAACCTGAACCAGGTAAACAACAAATTCGTATCGTACCGTATCAACATGACAAAGCAAATCCATTCCAGGAATTGTATTTTCACTATGACTTAGGTAAGAAGAATTTCTTATCGCCTATTACACATGGTCGTCCTGACCCTGTAGTTGAGTTTGCAGAAAAATTGAAAGCATCTGGCAATTCTGATGAATGGAAGCTAGGTAAAAAACTTGAGCCGAAAATGCGTTGCTATGTACCAATCATTGTACGTGGTAAAGAAAGTGAAGGTGTTAAGTTTTGGGGTTTTGGTAAAACAGTATATACTGAAATCTTAGGATTTATTGCAGATCCAGACTATGGCGATCTTACCGATCCAATGAATGGTCGTGATATTGTAGTAGAATTCACTCCGTCAGAAGGAGGTGGATATCCTAAGACAGCTATTCGTGTTAAACCAAATACTTCACCTATGGCTGACGACAAAAATGTAATCGAAAAGATTGCAAAACAACAACCTAATTTAAATGAGATCTTTAAAGAGCCTACCTATGATGAATTGAAAGCAGCATTGGAAGCTTGGTTAGATCCAGAGAATCAGGAAAATGAATCAAATGATTCTTCATCTGAAGAACCAACTACTCCAAGCAATGTGAGTAAGGTTGATGATGTAAGTGCTGCATTTGATGAGTTATTTAACGAATAATAAAGGTTACTATGGCTGTATCCAAGAGCGAATTGGCAGATGAACTAGCTGGCGAATTAGCGAGCAACTTAAACAAGAAGTTTAAAAATACAGGATACAAAACCGCATACTTTTTGGAAGGGGACTTAGACTCCCCTTCTAATGTATCCGGTTGGGTAGGTACTGGATCAAGTATGTTAGACTTGGCAATATCAAATCGTCCTGCCGGAGGATTTCCGATCGGACGTATCACTGAGATAACAGGATTAGAAGCTTCCGGTAAATCATTATTAGCTACTCATGCATTAGCTGATACACAAAGACAAGGCGGATTAGGAGTATACATTGATACAGAAAGTGCTGTAAGTAGTGAATTCCTAGAAGCTATTGGAGTTGATTTAACTAAAATGTTATATGTCCCATTAGAGACAATGGAAGATATATTTGAAGCAATTGAATCGATTGTAGAATCAGTACGTAAATCTAACAAAGATAGATTGGTTACAATTGTTGTCGACTCAGTAATGGGAGCTTCAACTAAAATTGAAATGGCAGCTGAATTTGATAAAGATGGTTGGGCTACTTCAAAAGCAATTATCTTATCAAAAGGTATGCGTAAAATTACTAACATGATTGCACGTGAGAAGATTTGTTTGATATTTACAAATCAATTGCGTTCTAGATTAGGAGTAAGTTTTGGAGATCCATGGACAACATCGGGTGGTAAAGCTATTCCATTCCATGCCTCGGTACGTCTTCGACTCAAGTCTGTAGGACAAATCAAAGCGAAAGATGCAAAGGGCGTTGAACAAATTATTGGTATCAAAACTAGAGCACAAGTAATTAAAAATCGTATGGGGCCGCCCCTTAAGTCAATTGACTATGATATTTATTTTGAATCTGGTATTGATAATTACGGTGGCTGGCTTGAAGTAATGAAAGAGTATAAATTAGTAACTCAGGCAGGTGCATGGTATACTTATACTAGAACTAATGGTACTCCAGTAAAATTCTTATCAAAAGATTTTGAAGGAGCGTTAGAAGCTGACCCGACATTGAAGGAAGAAGTATATACTGCAATTTGTGATGCATATATCTTTAGATATCAATCCAGTGATATTGGAATCGATGATATTACAATAGAAGAAGACTTTATAAACGAAGAATCGTGAAGAATCGTTATTTTGAATTACTGCGTCAAATCGAAACAGATAGGACGACAGAACAAGTTACAACAAGAGACAGTCATATACTAGTTATAGACGGTCTCAATACATTTATCAGAGTATTCTCAGCAGTACCTGCATTAAATGATGATGGTGATCATATTGGCGGGGTGACAGGCTTTTTAAGGTCTGTCGCCTCAGTCATTCGCCAAATCAAACCTACCCGATGTGTTGTAGTGTTTGACGGAAAAGGCGGAAGTGTACGTCGTAAGAAAATGTATTCTAATTATAAAGCCAATCGTGCTGTTAAAACTAAATTTAATAGGCACGAAGAGTTTGCTTCATTAGAAGATGAATCAGCTTCAATGAAACATCAATTTTCGCGTGTTATTGAATACATGCAATGTTTACCAGTAACAATGATGGCAATTGATAATATTGAAGCAGATGATGCTATTGGATACATTGCTAATGAATTGTATACAGATGAAAAACATAAAGTAACAATTGTATCAACTGACCGAGACTTTTTACAACTGGTAAACCATCGTATATCAGTATGGAGTCCGGTAAAGAAAAAGTTGTATACTCCTGAAGTGTTACGTGAAGAATTTGGATTTTCAGAAAA